GGTTCTCTTCATTCTTTATGGGCTTGATGTAATTGGTATCTAGGCTAAGTCCGTAAACAGATAAAGCCTTGATATAATCTCGAATTTTCGTTGCTTTTATTCGAGCATCCTTTCCATTTTTTCCATCGAGACTCATAATATAATCTCTTACCGGTTGTTCCCCTTTTCGATTTTTATAAAAGTGTATTTCGTACATGGCATTTTCCCCTTTCACAATAACTATAAAGTATTTAATGGGAAAAGTCAATAATGTTCTAGTTATTAAGTCCCATCATTCATTAGGCTGCCCCATGCGATGTAGATACAGCCGGTGCCTCCAGTGCCGGGATTGGAATAATTCGCACTTCCACCGCCTCCACCGCCGAGTCCGTCAATTCCATTATCACCTCTGGCATCACCCCCGTTTCCACCACCTCCGGCGCCGCCGGCAGCTTTTCCACCACCTCCACCGCC